GAACGGAGTTGCACAGTAGAATTAGGGTTAAAGTCTTTACCATTTATAGCCTCGAATTTTTCTATTGCAGGATTTTCATACAATGTAGAAATTGCTTTGTCTATATCTTGCTGCATGAGTTCTTGTGCAAATGACAGACGCTCTGCATCAAAAGGCACACCATTGTCTTGAATACCTATCAAGAATCGAGTGCCTGGAATAAGTAAATTGTCATAGACTGCTTTGAGTTTAGGATTTTGCTTGATCTTCTTGAACTTTTCAAAGATAATAAAAGTAACTAGAGCATCCATTGCTGCATATACTTTCATTACGTCAAAGGGAATCCATTCCCAGCAGAAATCGCTCTTAAGCACTTTATTGTCTTTACGATACTGATCTATCCAATCATACATTGGTTTCTCGTAATCACCATAGTCTGTGTACTTGATTGCAAGCTGCTTGAGTCCGTGTGTGCCAGGATTCTCATCTATCAAGTAATGCAGAAGCATTGTATCTTCGAATTTTGGAAATTTAACATCGAAGTGATACTCAAAGAATGCAATATCAAACTTGGCATTGTGAAAGACTACAGTTTTCTCGGCAAATAGCTCTCGCATAAGATCTTCTGTAGTCTCATCAAAGACAGAAGTATCTAGGTAGGCGGCAGTGCTGCCATCGTAGCATAAAGAAATACCAAGCATATACCCGTCACGAGGGTATAGACCAGTAGTCTCACTGTCAAGTGCAATGTATTCGTTATCATACTCAATTGCTTTTCTAAGAAATTCATTAGCAGTCTCCGTGTCTTGTATACCAAAAGCAATAGAGTCATCTATTACTTTGTCCACTTTTTCTCCGCTAATGTACTGAATGATATTTGTTTTGGAATCTTCCCAAGTCTTTCTAGCCTCAGGCTTGAAAGCAAGCATTGATGGATTTATAACAGGCAGGAATTTATCTTCTACGAGCTTTCCAGAATATTCTGTTACAGAGTTTATTTTTGTAAAGTATTTCAATGCTTCACTACCTACCAGAATTATCCAGTCGTACAGCGAAGTATCAATTTCAAGGTCGCAGTCTCGTTTCAAGACTTTCTTGATTGTAGGATCTGAGCAGAGTTGAAACTGCTCGAAGTCAAAAGCATTATCAAACTCTTTTGAATAGTTTGTTCTGCTTGGTTTAGTTTCTATTAAGGCAACTCTAGCCATATAATTTAGTCTCCAGTTTCTTTACCTGAGATTCGTTAAGTGCTCCAGGGTCAGTATTCTTGAGGAATACGTTTCTGGAAAAGAGACCAACTTTCTCGCACATAACTTTTATTGTTTCCGCAGCGTTTTGTCCTGCATCATCACCATCAAAGAAAATATCTACTTGTGTGGCTCCTTGCATCTTAAGCAAAGACAATTTATCTTCTGAGATGTTCTTTGTGCCAAAACAACACGCTACATTCTTTATTCCTTTATCATATAAGTTTATCATATCATAGATGCCTTCGACAAGCATTATTTTCCCGTTTCGTGCAGATACTGCTGGGAAAAGAGGTAGCTTTGCACCTATAGGAGAAATTTTGTATTTAGGATCTCCACCTGTAGTGTGTCTACCATTAAAGGCTACTATCTTTCCTGATATGTCTCGAATGGGAAATACGATTCTTCCCACATAATCACTACTTCCGTTTTGAAATGCTTCAAAGTATTTGTATGTTTCTGGTTTGATCTGTCTCCAGTTTCCAATATAAGGAACTGAATTGGAGGGAAAAGGTAAGCCTACAGTCTCCGCACGTTTCTCGATAATTTTCCTTCTCAGAAGTTCTCTGCGTATTTGTAACTGACTTACCTTTTCACCATAAAGAGTAAATACATTTCCTTTGAATCCACATGAAAAGCAGTTGTATACTCCAGTAACCTGATCCACTCTCATACTAGGATTTCTATCTGCATGATCCGGGTTCAGACAACTGACTAAAAAATCTTTACCTTTTGGCTGAAAGGTTATTTTCTTACTGTTAAGTAGTTCTTCTACTGTCATTTGCCAATATCTTCAATATTTGTATTTGAAATAACTTGATAGGCTCCTTTGTTGTACGCAGGAGCTACTGGATAGTTCTTGGATATTTCTTTTTTGTAATCGTCATTTGCTTTCTCACAGCCGCCAACCAAGCTAGTGCGTGATGGATAGTCTGGAGTATCCGGGCGAAAAACCTTGCTGCTAGGAACATAAGGTGTCCATGCAGGTTTAGCCTTGCGAGGCTTTTTTGGAAGTTTTTTACGATTACGAGAGAGGGGCCTGTAAGCGGTATTTGTATAAACTAACATGACTACTCCTGTTATTGAATAGTATATTATACTAAAAAATAACAGAAGTGTCAAGAAATATTTTTAGATGTCGTCTATACTCTCTTCGCTTTTTACGTCCGCATCTTCTTTTTCTTTAGGGGACAGTGCGGTTTCTGGGCCTATTTGTAGAGTTTCCCAGTTCATTGTGGAGGTAAAGGACTTCATGGAGGCTGATCGCATTTTTACACAGTTAAAAGTAACGCACTGATCTTCTTGATCCCAAGTCTCAAGAGCATACGCGGCATCTGCTGCATCGAGTATGCCTTTGGCAAATCGGGCTTCTCCGGTCGCATCCGTCTGGTAAGGAGAGAATACAGGAACTTCATACTCCTGAGCCATCGACTTGAGTGCTTTGCTTACTTCTATCTGCTCTGTCCAATCGTACTGACCTGCACGAGAGGGAGCAGAAGAACGCTTTACTTGATTTATGTAATCCACGATGATAATTCCAGGTGCTATCCTTTGTACTTGTTTGTCCAAAGTAGCTCTGATCTTTGGTAAGGTCAAAGACGCATCATACACAACGTCTAGCTGTTGAGTCGGGAGAAGCTCGTGGCTAGTCTTAAGTGTGTGATGCAACTTATCAAAGTCCCTGTGACTATCATATTCTTTCAGGCGGTTCTGACCGTCAACATAACGATCAGCCCACCATGAAGCAACCTTTTGCCATTCAACAACATTCAAGCTCTTCATCTTTAGCCTGGAGAATGGTATCCCCGTAGCAATTGAACAACAGCGTTGCAGAATGGATCTGCTATCCATCTCGATAGTGAAATAGATAGCAGATTTTCCGGAGGCGACGACTCGGTTTGCAATATTAGCACAAGTAATAGACTTACCTGCACCACGACGACCGCCGACAAGAATCAAATCTCTGGGAGAGAAACGAATCTCGCCATCGTACTCGTCATTCAAACCAAGTGCGACATACCTCTCAAGATCTTCATCAGATTCCCACAAAGGAATACTTTGCATACTCTCTTCAGGACTTTGGATGTCTACTTTCTCTTCAACATCCAAAACAATCTGGTGAAGCTCATTTATAGACTCTTCCGCATCAAGAAATGCTACTGATGAGTCTACATATTTGTCGAGAGATGTGAGAATCTCCTTTTGAGCGTATTCATTCTTTAGATACTGTAATAGTGTAAAAGCATCAGAATCAACTTCCTGTCCATTCTGAACAGCGTACACCTTTTCTTGTGTACTACTGTCTCTTACAGCAGCATGAAGATCGTCAAAAGTAGGAAGCGTATGAAACTTCTCAGAGTGCTTAGTTACTGCATCAAAAAGAGTATGATACTCTTTAGGCAGATAATTTTTACGCACAAGACTCCAAGTATCAGAGTCCTGACACTTGAGTACTTGCTGTAAAAAAGCACTAGCTAGATTCAATCACATTTCTCCCGAACGATAAAAAGCGGAGGGAATACACCCCCCGCTTCAAAGAACTAACTTACTGTGCAGCTTTCTCTTTGCGAGCAGCGCCGTCATAATCTGATGCGACCAGACCACGACGAGTAAGCATAGTTTTAACACCACGAACAGTTTTGCCAATAGCAGTTGCGATTTCTTCTACAGTAAGAGTAGAAGTGTCATCAATTTCTGCCAGAGGATCTGCTTTCGCGCTGCCTTTAGTAGTAGCTTGTACAGGAATAGCGTCGATAGAACCAGCACGAAGAAGGCTGAGAGCCTTGCCTCGAACAGAGTTTACAGATCGACCCATTGCTTCTGCAATATCTTCTACATAGGAACCATTCTGAACCAGCTCAATAAATTGAGTTTCTTCTTCGTCAGTGTAAGTTTTTACAGTCTCACGAACAGGAGCAGGCTTCACATGAGAGGTAAGTTCCATAGAAAGAATCTTGCCCTGAATCTGCTTCGCTGTGAAAGTTCCATTTTCAAAATACTGAGCAATCTCAGCATAGGTGTAATTACCACTGTTGTCATTAACAAAAGTAGCAAGAGTAGACTCCTGCTCGGCTGTGAAAGCCTTGCTAGAAGATGTAGAAGCAAGCTCTACTTCATAGCCCATCTTACGCAGTTTGCTAGAAACTGAACGGGCTGAGGTTTCCAAGTTCTCTGCTGCATCTGCAACAGTTGCTTGGGATACAGGGCTCTCATCGCCTACAAAAGTAGTAAGAGCGGCTGTACGTTCGTCATTCCACTTAGGGACTGCCATACTAATTCTCCAAAAAATTTAATAAGTTGTCAATTACTGTTAAGCCTCGATCCTTGGCCTGCTTAGTCTTAGCGGACTCCTGTCCACTCTCATTGACTAAGATAGTAACATCCTTTGTTAAAGTTGATTTTACAGCAAAGCCTTTGCTTTCCAATTCCTTTGCAGCTTCGGCTTTGGTTTTATAGCTAGATAACTTTCCAGTAATGCACACAATTCCTTTGAGTTTCTGCATTACAGAAGTTTTGAAAGTCCAATCAAAAGGAAGTGTTGTGCAGAAATAATCTAAACATTCTTCCATCCAGCTAATAAGGTTGGCTGTAGCTTTTTCTCCTAGTCCGGCTTCCCTACAAGAAAAATCAGTTATATCAAATATAGTTTTATGAGTTTTTGATAATTTTTCTGTAGCTGTCCTTCCGATGAGAGGTATGCTAAAGCCAGGTAAAATGTCGTTCAAGGACAAAGACTTAGAGTTCTCTATCTCTACGAATAACTTCTTACCTAATTTTTCAGACGAGAGAGCCTCGATAATTTCATCCTCAGAAAGAGAATAAATATCACAAATACTGTGAAGCTCTAGTTTTTTAATGGTAGATGCGCCGAGACCTTTGATCTTGAGAGTTTTTGCAAAATTCTCTATCTGCTTCAGGCTGCGCTCACCACAAGACGAGTTAGTGCAATAAAGTATATCATTTCTCAACTGTAGCACTACGCCGCATGATGGGCAAGCACTTGGAAATACTATATTTTGCACTAAGTTTCTTCCTCTGAATTTAAGTATATATTATAGGGGACTTTACATAAAAAGTCAAGATTTATTTTTTTAAAGGTCAACGCGTCTAACGATTCTTGGGATGATGTCACCAGACCTTATTACTTCAACTTGACATCCAAGTTTCAGGTCAAGACTTCTTATGTAGGTTATATTGTGTAGAGTCGCGCGAGAAACAGTAGCTCCTTCAATATCCACCGGGTCTAGAATTGCTACAGGGCTTACGACCCCGCTTTTGCCTACTTGCCACTTAACATCAACCAGAGTAGTTACTACACCTTTCTTCTGAGTTTTTAACGCAAAAGCACCTTTTGGGTGGTGGGCTGTGTATCCCATAGCTTCAAA